TTATTTGGTACAGGCCGTAGCTGCCGCCTGCCGTGTCTTTAGCGTTGTAGGCGTCGGCCTTGCAGCCGCTTTCACGGTAAATAATGCGCGCAACGGTGCCCATTTCGGTTAGTGGCCAGCCCGCTTGTTGGGCAAGTTGTAACGCATATTGGCAATCTGTTAACGGTGCTGCCGTTGTAGTAGTCGACGTGGCCATAGGTGCCAAACTGACCGTAACGGGGGGCGTTACAGGCAGGGCACTAGGCGCGTTGTAAGCGTCGTAGGCGAACGCTAAACCCGCCATGCTTATAGTGACAGCCGTAAAGATTTTGGCTATTAAAAAGTTCATGCAATACCCCTTTTTCGTCGGTCTTAAAACCGTAGTAGACGCTTACGCGCTAGGTGGTGATACTGGCCTAAGCCCTTGTAGGTACAGGCTTACAGGTTCGGGGGTTTTGTCGCCTGGGTAATAAAACCAATGCCACGGTTCGGCAGGCATGACCTCTAATGACCAGCCAAATAGCGGGCCTTGTTCGCACATAAACGCCCACGTTTCGCCCGCCATGTTTGCGTAGTCGACGGCTAAACCTAAGTTATGGCGGCTGCTACCAGGTGCAGCTAGTGGCGCGTTGCCTGGGCGTAAGTAATATTTGCGGCCTTGCCATGTTCGAGTGGACGCGCCCTCAATAGGTTGCAACGTGTAACGCTGTAAAAACCCTGCGGTTTGTTGCGCTAATGACCGGTACGTATCGCCTTGCGAAATGGGTTTAAATTGTTTTATACCTGCAGCAAACGCGGCGGCTCTTATTGCGTTGTATGCGTTAGCGGCTCGCGGGTGCAGCTTGCCAAACGGCTTAATATCTACAAGCATATTTGCAGGTAGTTCGCCTGGGTTCACGTGGCCCAACGTGGCAGGTAATACCAGTTTTTTTACGGCTGGTACTACTACGGGTTTATGGGGTTGGGGTTCCACTAGTCGGCTCTATAGGTTTGCGTTTAAGGCCGTTGGCTGCAACCAGGCCGCTAAGTGTGCCAGTCATAAAAACCGTAAGGGTAGATAGCAAGTCGATAAATTGGGCGTCATTTGGTGACTGTTCTAATGGTTGCGTTACAAATAAAAGGCCGTAAATAAAACCCAAAACGGTTAGCGCAAACGTTACGGCGATAGTGCAGCCGACAAATACAATCATGCGCGCATGAAGTAGTTCTATTTCTGCTTTTTCCCTAGCCATTAGATACCCTTTCGCATTGGGTAATAGTGCTGCAGCGTGTTAGCGCGCTGTTTTTTACTTTTATTGGCGCGTTTGTGCGTGTCGTTTCGCACGATATCGGGATTAGTGCAATCACGACACTAGCCAAGTAGTAACGCGGCTTCATCTGCAGTAATTCCTAAACGGTCTAAAACGGCTTGGCGCGCTGCGGATTTATCGTTTACTAATTCTTGGGCTTTTTTGTGTACCGCGTCTAATTCTTTATCTGTTAAGTCTTTTTTGTTGTCACTTGTACCAAGCCAAATAGAACCGTTAGGCTCGACACTTATAGGTTCTTGATGACCTAATGCGACAGCGGCAGCAAGTAAATAAATTGTGTTCATGGTGCAATTACGATAATAGACCGGTTAGCAAATGTGCCCGTACCTGATGACGTTTTATATTTGCTAGTAAACGTGTTGGAACCTGCGGTTAATGTCACGGGGTAAATTGCGCTGTTAGACCACTCTTGCCCGCCAGTTTTCATACCAAGCAAACTAACTGCAGTTGCATCACCAGCCGCAACAGTCGAAGCACCCGAAACAGCAAAACTCATATAAGTTGCGGCGCCTGATGTTGCGTTATAGCTGTAAGTAGTAACAATTACAAACGCTGTAGTTCCTGTTGTCATAGTCACGGCTGGGCCTGACGTAGCCAAATCTGCGTAACTTGTGCTAGTAGTTGTTTGAGTAGTTGCTACTGTTGCGCCGCTTATTTGTGCGCCAAGGTTAGCCCAAGCCGCCCCGTCGTAATACTGAACTACGTTTGTTGACGACAAATAACATAGTTGGCCCTCGGCTAAAACTTTTTCGCCAGCGCCACCAAAAGCCGCGTCGCGCGTAACCGTTGTAGCAAATACTGGTACGCCTGTACCTGCCGAAATATTCATATTTGCAGCGGTCAAAATTTCCGACGCTGCGAAAAGCGGAACTTTTATTTGTTCGTTTGCCATAGTGCCGTAATCCTAACTTAACGCGGGTTGGGGTGTAGCGATATCTAAAACGCCGTAGGTAATGTCGTCAAGGATAAAGGTATATACCAGGCTTGTAGGGCTTGTGTAGTAGCGCATAGCGTGGCCGCCTTCAAACGTAATTGTATGGTCTATGCCTTCTACGTATAATTCTTGGGTGACAGTACCAAACGTTTCGGTTTTGGTTATTTCTATTAAGTCGCCTATTTCAATTACGGCAGCGTCGGCGCGTTGGGGGGCTGTCAAACTGCCAAACCATATACCTACCGACGTATAACGGGGCGACGGTTGCGCTTCCAAAAGGTAGTCGGCCAGGGTTGCAGCTTGTGGGTCGCTCGATAAAAGGCTGTCGGTCTGTTCTACAGACTGCGTAAAATATTGGGCTATAGACGTAGCGTCGGTTGCTACTTGGGCTATACCTGTTTCGCGCAATATTGAAGCCCTGTTAACGACGTTAGACGCGTCAAATTCAATAGTTAAAGCGTTGTAAGGCACGTTGCCGACGTCGGACAGTTCTAGGGCAGGGCTACTAAACGCGCTTGTAATGCGGGGTTGCATGGTCAATACCCCGCTACGCGATAAAAAAATACGGCCCTGTTCGGCTTCGTTTATGCGGTTTATGTATGCCGCTACTTGGGTATTGTCGGCTACAAGGTAATTGCCCAGGGTGGCTACAGGGCTAGCGGTAATGCTTGTAGCGCCTGCGTAGGCAACTTCAGGGCGGGCTAAAACAGTCGACAGGCGGGCGGCGCTAGTTTCGGCGCTAGGTGTAAACGTGGCTAACGCTGTACGGCTAAGTAAATAGAAATCGTCTGCGCAAACTACCGTTACTTCGTCTAACGCGCCTAGGTTGTATCGGTAATCGTAGTTAGTGACGCGCCCTACAAATAAGTATTCGCCGCTACGCGATACGCGCACAATACGCAACGGCGCTAGGCCTGGCATATCTTGGGCGCTGTCGTAGTAAATACTTAAATCGTTTAACGGGTTTAAGTTTTGGTCTAACACATATTCGCGCATTGTAAAACTGCACGTACCGGCTTGCGTTGTTTGGTCTGTTGTCCGTTGGCGTCCGCGCCTAATGTTTACGGTTTCTACGTATTGGGTTATATCTGCAAATTCGGTAGTACCGTTTAGCACGTAGTCGGGATTATCTAACACGCCCCGCACGGCGTCGTCCAGCTCGAAACCGTCAACTACGGCGCCCGTGTCTAGTTCTACTAGGTAGTCGGGGCCGCCGTTAAGTAACGCGGTAGCCATTACGCAACCTGAATATTTGCGGGGCCGTTAAGTAAATTGAATTGGCGAATACTGTTTACAACGGCTTTACCAATTTCGGCGCTAGACGCTAAACCGCCGTTTACGTTAACTACAAAAGTACCGCCGCCTGGGCCGCCAAAATTGCTATCGGGTCGACTAATAGGCGCCGCTACTGGCCCTCTAATTGCGTCGTTAAAGCCTGCAGAAATACCTTTAACGTCTGCCAACTTTAAGCCTTTACCGGCAAGGCGAGCGTTAGCAACAGCCATAGCGGCTTCAACGCCTGCCAAATATTGTTGCGCGTTAGACACGCCCGCGCTATAAAACTTGGTTGCCGCTAGTTGACCTATCCGGTCTGCCATAGCCTGGGCAGACGCTACAAGCGCGTTAGTTTCGTCTATAGCGGATTGACCGCCTAAAATAAGTTCGGCAGCAATAGCCGCGCCGCTTTCGTTACCAGCCTTTAAAACCTCGGCTAATGCGGCTTCCGACAAATTCATACGTAGCAACGTTTCAACGTCTTTACCATATTTATTTATATTGGTTACTTGGTCACGTAACCCAACTAAAAACCCTGCACCAGTGTCCTTGCCTGCGTCTTTAGCGTCTTTAAAATTAAACGCTTCTAACAAGCTGGTAGAAACCTTTTCGCCAAATTCGCTAAAGGCGTCTTGTGCTGTTTTCAATGCGCCTTTAGCGTCGTCTAACGCTTTTGTCATATCCTCGACTAAGGCCGCCGACGCTTCTTTTATTGCGTCTTTCATTTTTTTTAATTTTTCTGCCGCTAAGTCAACGCCGCCGCCAAACTTATTAGCGCCTTCTTTAGCCTTTTCAAAATCTGCGTACGCTTGTTTTAATTGGTCGTTAGTTAATTGCGGGCCGATAATACCTAAAGCCCCAATTGCCGCGCCAGTAGCGCCAATAGTTCCAGCGGTAATAAGTGTTTGCTGGTTTAACAAATCGCTTTCTTTACGCGCTGCGTTCATCTTTTTCGTGTATGCAGCAAACGCCGCTACGCCTGCAACTACGGCAACAATTCCTATACCTGTAGAAATTTGTACCGCGGTAAATGACGTTGCCAGCGCATAGTTAATAGCTGTTGTAATAATGCTGGCCGCTTTCCACAACATCATGGCGCCTTTAGCTAAAACTATTGCGCCCGATATTGTGCCAATGACAGCAACAAACGCCACAAATTCGCCCGTATTGTTGCCAATGGCTGTAGCAAAATTAACTAAAACCGGTAGCACGGCTTCGAGTATTGGTAAAAATGCTTGCCCTATTGCTACTTTTGCGTTAGATACTTGCGCTGCCAATATGCGTTGCTGGTTTGCTGCGCCGTCCGACGTGCGGGCAAAATCGCCTTGCGCGTCGCTTGTTTGTTGTAAAATTATTTGTTGAGTAGCTAATACTTTTGCTTGCGCGCTTAATGCGCCGGTGCCGTCGTACAGGCCCATTTTCATAGCTTGGGCTTTTATTGCGGCGTCGTTAAGTAATACGCCAAATTTGCGGATAGGTTCGGCTTCACCACGTAGGGCAGCGCCTAAAGCTAGTGCTACGTCGGCGGGGTTTGCATTGTGAAAACTTGCTAGGTCGCCTGAAAGTTTTACCATTTCTATAGAAAAGTTGGATAAGTCCGTACCGGCTAAACCTGCAGATTTACCAAACGTGCCCATAGTGGCCGCGGCGTCTAATGCAGCTTGTTTAGATAAACCCAAACTCGACGCGGCGGTATCGGCAAACTTTTTAATTTCTGTAGACGCTGTACCAAAAATAATTCCTGATTTACTGACCGTTTCGTTAAAGTCGCTTGCAGCTTGGGCAGCCTTGTAACCGCCTGTAACAATGGCACCAAACGCCAGGGCGGCAGGTACCGCCATTTTGTTTATAGCAAACGCCGCTTTATCCGACGCTTTAGTAAGGTTTTGAAATTCTTTAATTGCCTGTTCGGCGCCCTTGCCGTTAAACGACGTTAAAATAGGTATGTTAATTGCCATAGGTAATCCTCATTTTCCTATTGACCATTTCCATAACGTCGGCTACTACGGCTATAACTTCCGTTTCAACTGCCGCCTGGTTTCGGTCTACGGCTTTATCGACTACGCGGGGCTGTTCGCCTTCCTCGGCGTTTAAGTTTGTAATAAATAAGCTACTTGTGTTGCGGCCTGCATGGTCGTAGATAGCGCCTGCAGCGTCGACTTGTTGAATAACCATAATTCGGTAGGGCAAGGCGCCAAATACTACTTGTTCGGTGTAGCCGCCTTTATTAAAGTTTACGTAGCGTTCTTTTGTTGCCCTGGCGCCTACCTTTACTTTAAAACCTTTTTGTACGGCGTCGGTACGGTACGACGTTTCACGGCCTTTAATCATGTTGCCGCGCGCCATGCCGGATAGTGGGGCGCCGTTGCCTTTACTGTTTGAGTAGTTGGCAACCATTGACCGCGCTTCGTTAACAATTACTGTGCCAGCGTTTTTAATACTTTTAGTTACTTGTTTTCTATACGTCGGGTCTATTTCGTTCAGTTCTTTTAACGCCTGTTGTACCCCGTAAATGTCAATTCTTGCACTAACGGCCATAGCGGTTACTTTCGTTGTTTGTTGTTGTCCGATAATACAGTAACAACAGTTGCTAAGTCGTCTATGTCAAAAGGTATGGACGGGGGCCACCACGAAATGGCTACCAGTAGTTCGCATAACTGGCGCGCGTGGGTGCCCCTTAGGTGGGGTTTGCGGTCTCGGTATCGACTACTTCAATGTTTGTTAAGCCTTTAACGAAACTGTCAAAATCTGCAGGTACAACAATTTTGTTTAACTTAGACGCCTCATACGCCATAAATGCCAAATCCTCTACGCCAATACCTGCGGCCATGTCCGACGCTTTACGTTTAAATTTGCGTTCCCACAAAATAATTGTGTAAAGGTTTGTTACCACCTCATAGGCGGTGTCGGCTGTTTCTACTTTTAGCGTAAGTTTCATTGTCTGCCTTTTGTGTCGGGCCTTTACAGGCGTTTAATTAAACTTCAAGGACGCTATACACTCCGCCCGTAAATGTCACGCTAATTTGACCTAAAGCGCCTAAGGCTGCTTCGTATGGCAAGGCTTCCAAATATGCCCCTGTAAGGGTCATGGTGGGATTGGTTGCCGTGCCTGGACTTGTAGCACTTGGCGACCACGAAACCGTTGTAGAGCTGCCAACCAAATTTTTTAAAGTGGCATAAGTTTCACTAGCGCTAAATGATAGATATAGGTCAAGTGTCAACGTTGAATTTTCTAGGCCTGCAACATAGACGCGGGAACCTGAACCAAACGCGGTACTTTCTAGCGCCTCGATAGTGCGCGTAAAAGTAAGGCCGTGGCATTGGTCTTGTAGCGAAATGCTGTTAACGGTTACGTTTGGTGATGAAAGATATGTGCTGGTAGCCATGGGCTTTACTCCTCGTTTGTGTCTGTCTTAGTTTTAGCACCTTTAGGCGCCTTAACGGTGGATTGTTCTATGAAACCGCCTTCGAGTAACGCGTCAACGTTTACGCCGTCAATCGGTACGTATTCGTCGCCAGGCGTACCAATACGGGGGCTAAGTATTGTGTATTTCATATGCACCTATCTTAGGCGGTTGCCTGGGCTTGTAGGGTTATGGTCAAATCGTAGGCGGGTAGTTCACTGCCGCCAATTACTGCAATAGTTGGGCGCCCGTCGGTAACGCCAATTTTCTTGGTAATTACCTTGCTAGCCAAATTTAGTAAAGACCGTTGCGCGTCAAGGTTGCCAGGCCCTAACGTAATTATGCGTATTGGGAACGTCATTTCTACGACGTTGTTTGAAAACACACTAAACGTAGGGGCGTCTATAAACGCGCAAGGCGGTACAAGGTTACGGGGGTCTGTTACTACCTGTAGCCCTGTAATGGTCGTTAGCGACGCTGCTAGGTCGTCTAGCGCCTCGTTAAACAGGT